CCCCAAGAAAGTCAGGTTGAGTCCAGTGGGATCTACGAACTCCAGCCCAGTGGCCCCTGAGTTGACCTTAACGACATACCCCGCTGCTCCCGAGTAGTTCGCGGGAGTATCATCGAGATCGTCGAACCCAGCGGGAGGCGTGGGGATCAGAGGGGGCTCGATGAACTCCAGAGCCGTAGCTCCTAAGTTCATGGCTACATATTGCCCTGCGGTTCCCAAGACTCCGGGTCCGTCCGTCAGATCGACGAAGGCTGTAGTGCCTCCACCAGCGACCGTCTGGAACGTGAGACCATCTGCGGTTGCGTTGACGGCCAAGACCTGTCCGGTGGTCCCGTAGCTACTAGGGGTATCCCCTAGATTCAGGACTGTCAACTCATCAGTATCAAGACCTGTAGGACTAACCTTGGTTACCATAAGTTCTCCTTGGATACCTAAGGAACCCTTAGGTTCCCTTAGATATATCTATCTATGAATAATGTAATCTCCCCCTATAGGTTACCTCTGGTTACTTAAGGTTCCTAAGGATACCTAAAGATACTTACGGTGGGGGCTCTTCCGGGAGAGATCATCTCCCAGAAGTAACTTCCGGTCCCGTCGGCCAGGGGGCAGAGTCCCTGACAACACGGTCAGACCGGATGCAGGAACTACTCCATATGCCCAGCGGATTCCCCTTGACATCCCATCCGGTTCTCCGCAAGATGCTTAGATGGGCGGCGGTGATCTGTTCTCAGAGGATGATCCTCTGGAGGGCCTGGACCTGAAGTATCTTCAGGAGCCCCGGCATTCTGACTTCAGCCCCAGGAAGCTGATCGGTGGTCGTCTCTACTCTGAGAAGGACACCAAGTGCTCTGCCGGTTGTGGCCGTCGTGTCCTCATCTACCGCTACAAGAACGGGGGCACGACCAAGCGGAAGACCTGCGGAGACCCCGACTGCATCAGCAAGATGATGAACAAAAACCGCACGAAGATCACGCGGCGGGGCAACAGCAGCAGGGCTGACTATGGGACCGTCTCCCCCTTGGGGACTCCGTTCCGGGAGACCGAAATCACTGAGGAAGAGATCAACCGAATCATGGACGAGGGTGACCGCAAGACCTGGAGGCTCTGATGGATCAAGTCAACCACGAAAGACTGATGGCCGAGCAGGGTCGCCAGCGGCAGCTACGCAAGAACCACAAGTATCGAGAGCGGGGGATCGAATCTCAGACGGTCGGCAGCAAGAAGATCATCAAGCATCTGACTAATGTTCTAGCTGGAAAGATTAAGGAGTTCCGAGAGGATGCCATGAGAGCGCCTGGGAGACGCCACAAGGCGCTTTTAGCCTTCCAAGGTATAGATGATAGGGTTATCGCTGTTCTGTCCTTACAGACGATCCTAGACGCTCTCAGCAAGCACAGGGCTTACACCAAGACTGCGGCGATGATCGGGCGTCGTCTTGAGGATGAGATCCGCTACATCAGCTTCGAGAAGCAGCACCCCCTCTTCTTCAAGACTGCTTTAGATCGAACATCGGACTTCTCAGGCTACGAGAAGAAGCGCAGGCATATCCTGAGGGCCATGAGCATCAACGCTCTGGAGATCCCCTCCTGGTCTGAGGATACCAGGATCTCTGCGGGCGTCGTTCTGCTGGAGTTGATCGCCGACAACTTCGAGTTGATCGAAGTATTTACGGTCAACAACAAGAACAAGAAGGAGTTACGGATTCGCCCCTCATCTCTGGACTACATCGAAGCCCTGAATGATCTTTCGGCAGACCGTATGCCCCTCTACATGCCCTTTGTAGAGGAGCCTCTGGACTGGATCGACCCGATCTCTGGGGGTTTCCATACCCTGAACGTCTACTCGACGGCACTGGTCAAGACATCTAACCGCTCTTACCTCAAGAAGCTCACGGATGCGGACATGCCTAATGTCTACGACAGCATCAACATGCTCCAAAGGACTCCTTGGAGGCTCAATGCACCCATCTGGGAGATGTTTGACTACCTCTGGACGGAGTCTCTGCCCGCTGCGGGGCTCCCGATCCGCGAGGATCTAGTAGTTCCCCCGCGACCAAGCAACATCAAGACGGATGCCGAGGCCCGCAAGGAATGGCGGAAACAAGCTCGGGTTGTTCACGACACAAATCACCGCCGAGGCTCTGAAAGACTTGCAGCCCGCAGGCTCCACTGGGTCTGCGAACAGTTCTTAGACCAGAAGTTCTGGTTCTGCCACCAACTTGACTGGAGGGGGCGGGCATATCCCGTCACTTACTACCTGAATCCCCAGGGTTCTGACTATGTCAAGGCTCTCTTGACGTTTGCGTCGGGTGCCCCTGTGGAATCCGTGTCAGCCAAGCGGGCTCATGCGGTGCATGGGGCCAACGTGTGGGGCATGGACAAGTTGACCTATGATGATCGAGTTATTTGGGTCCAAGACCATGAGGCATGGCTCCGACAGATCGCCGAAGATCCTCTGGACTGCCGAGATTGGGAGTCAGCAGACAGCCCCTGGCAGTTTCTCGCATGGGCTATTGACCATGTCGCCATCCTAGACAACCCCCTGCACTGCTCTACTCTTCCGATCCACCAAGACGCTACGCAGTCGGGCATCCAGATTTACTCCCTACTGCTTAGAGACAGTGGGGGAGCTAAGGCTACGAATGTGACTCCCTCAGATACCCCCCAGGATCTCTACGGTCTAGTGGCTTCTGAGCTAGAGGCTCGACTCTTGGCAATCTCTAAGTCATCTTCCCCGAACAAGCGGCTGGCCGGGGCATGGCTGGACTTCGGTGTTGATCGTAAATGCTGTAAGCGCCCCGTGATGACCCGTGTTTACAACGCTACTCGCCACAGCGCCAGCCAGTATATCCAAGAGTGGGCACTGGATAAGCAGCAAGCCACGAAGAAGCCCGTGCCCCGCAGAGAGAATGAAGATGAAAAGCCTTACTGGTTTCTGACTCAGACTCTTTGGGACTCCATGGAGTCTGTAGTTTCTTCGACTACTCGGGGGCAGGACTGGTTTGCTGATGTCGCTGGGCTGTTTGCCGAGAGGAGTCTACCGATCCAGTGGACTAATCCGCTGGGTATGCCTATCCAGCAGTGGTATAGCGACCACAACCACTACTGCGTTCGGACCCGCATTGGCGAGAAGTTTCGTCAGGTGGGGCTTCGCTCCGCTACGGGCAGGGTGGACCGTCGCAAGATGCGATCAGCCTTTGCACCTAACTTTATCCACAGTCTGGATGCAGCAGCCATGATGAAAACTATGGTCTTGTCAAAAGACTTAGGCGTGCGCCATGTTTCCTGTAACCACGACTCGTTCGCTTCGGTTGCTGCTGATAGTCCTGCTTTGGCCGAAGCTACTAGAAAATCGTTTTATGAGTTGTTTTCTACAGATGTCCTTGCTAGTCTTCACGCAGAGTTGGTAAGGCAGTTGCCTTATGACGCTGTTCTTCCAAGTTTGCCTCAGTATGGGGACTTGGATGTTTCTTTAGTTCTTAAATCACCATACTTCTTCAGCTAGTATGCAAAGCCAACCACGGTTTACGTCCCCCCTGGGGGTTCTTGGGTTCCCGTCTGCTATTCACGAACCCGACACCAAGTATTCTGACGAGACTGATCCGAACGACTTGGGGGACTTCAAGGCCCGCTTGTTTTTGGATGTTGATTCAGCCGCTGAGTTCAAGCAGACTTTGGAAACTATCTGGACGGAGTTCTATGCAACTGAACTCAAGGACAGCGGGAAGAAGTCACTTAAGGTAGATCCCGATCTTCTACCTTGGTTTGACGAGCAGGATGAAGATGATGAGCCCACCGGGCGCATCGGGTTCCGATTCAAGCTCAAGGCCCGCGTCAAGAAGCGTGACGGCACGTTCTTCGACCAACGCCCCAAAGTGTTTGATACCAACAACCAACTGATGGGAGAGGTTCCCAACATTGGCTTGGGATCTCAGGTGAAGATCGCGGGGCGCTGCAAGCTCTGGCGTAACCCCAGCAAAATGGGGATGACCCTGTGGCTGGAGGGCGTCCAACTGCATAAGTTGATTGAGGGTGGACAGGGCTCCAGCGCAGACTCCTTCGGTTTCACCGGGGAAGCCACCGGCTTCACCGATGAATCGTCGGGTTCTGACTTCTGATGATTGAGTTGCGGCTTCCTGTCAATCCGGTCCCGTGTCCGCGTCCGCGTATGACGCGCTCGGGTCGGACCTACTATCCGCGCAAATACAACAAGTTTAAAAAGGAAGTCTCAACTGTTCTTCCCGGATGTCTGTTCGATGCCGGGTTACACCGCAAACTAGAGGGGCCGCTGTTGGTCAAGGTTGCCCTGCTAGTCCAGCGTCCAAAGCAGACGAAGCTGCGTTATCCATCGCCGGATATTGATAACTACTGCAAGTCTGTTTTGGACGCACTAAATGGATACGCCTGGACTGATGACACACAAGTAGTCGAACTAGAAGCCACTAAGTCTTGGGATGCTCCTGGGGAATCCGGGGAGATCCAAGTAATCATTGAGCACCTGCATGACTGAATCGAAACTCCTACATCATGGCCCCTGTATCGCATGTAGCAGCAGCGATGCCTGTGCAGTTTACGACGATGGGCACGCCTACTGCTTTAGCTGCCAGACTCACTTCCCCGGCTCTGACGAGCCAGCGGAGACGAAACCTAAGAAGCGGGCAAGTTCAGGTCTTCTACATGTCACTTATGTTGGCATACCTGCTAGGAAGATTAGCCTAGAGTCTGCTAAGAAAAACGGATACGGGGAGGCTGTCTGGAACGGCCAGACTGTGCAAGTTGCTGAATACTGCAACGATGATGGGGAGATAGTCGCTCAGAAAGTAAAGACGATCGACAAGAAGTTTACCATTCTGGGTGATGCGAAGCAGATGCGACTGTGGCCGATGCACCGCTGGAAGTCGGGTGGCAAGCGGTTGATGATTACTGAGGGGGAGACGGATCTTTTGGCGTGGCAGAGTTTGCCTAGTCAGGGAAACCGTTGGCCTGCGGTATCAGTTCCGAACGGAGCCCCTGCGGCTCGAAAGGCTATAGCCAAGTGTTTGGAGTTTGTAGAGTCGTTTGATGAGGTCATACTCTGCTTTGATAGTGATGAAGCAGGTCGGGCTGCTGTAGACGATGTCTGCAACCTCCTGACTCCCGGCAAGGTCAAGGTCATGCAGTTGCCTGACGGATGTAAGGACATCTGTGAGGCTGTTCGGAACGGACACAGCGTCGAGCTACAGAACCTTTACTGGTCTGCGCGACCCCAGAGGCCGGACGGGATCGTGGGCAGCGAAGAGATCCTTGAGGCCCTACTAAAGAAGCCTGACCCTGGAGTAGAGTATCCATGGGAAGGGCTGACCGACATGCTCCACGGTCTTCGGCGCAAGGAGTTGGTGACTCTTACGGCTGGAACTGGTGTAGGCAAGTCTAGCGTAGCGGGCTTGATCGCCCACAGCCTAGTAAAGCGGGGCGTGCGAATCGGTTACATTAGCTTAGAAGAGAGCCTTTCCCGAACAGCCGAGCGGCTGGTTAGTGCCGAACTAGCCAAGCCCCTGCACTTGAGTCGAGAGGGCGTTAGTGATGAACTCCTAGAAACCACTTGGAAAGAAGTGTTTGATGATCGCGTGGTTATCTTCAACCACTTCGGATCTATGGACGCCGAGGGTTTGACAAAGCGCGTCAAGTATATGCGGTTGGCCGAGGGCGTGGACTTTGTATTCGTCGATCACTTGAGCATCCTGGTTTCCGGCTGGGGCGATGGTGACGAGCGCCGTCTGATTGATAACGTAATGACTGAGCTTAGGTCGATCTGCGAGCAGACTGGCGTGGGTATGATTCTTATCAGTCACCTTCGTAGCCCTACGCATGGGGAGAAAGCTCACGAAGAGGGCGGTCGCCCCAAGCTAAACCAACTACGGGGGTCTAAGGCTATCAGCCAACTATCTGATGCAGTCATCGCTATTCAGCGAGACCAGCAAGGAGACGACCCCCATACTAGCGAAGTTGTGGTTCTCAAGAACAGATTTAGTGGTCGCACTGGTCTGGCTTGTAAGCTGCGTTACGATGTTGATTCTGGCTTGATGCAAGAGGTAACTGATGAACTTGAAGAAACTGATTGTCCATTCTAATGCCGTATACTTTGACTTAGAAAGTGATGGGCTTCTTGATAAGATTACAAAGATCCATACGATCGGCATGTCTACTGCTGATGCTGCTGCTACCACGACGGGGCCGCAGAAAGATGCAATAGACCATGCACTTGGGATCTTGTCGAGTGCTGATGTTATCATCGGTCATAACATCATTGGGTATGATATTCCGGCTATCCAAAAGCTCTACCCCGACTGGAAGCCTAGCGGACATATCATTGATACGCTAGTGTTAGCTAGGCTGGCGTATCCCCACTTACAGCAAGTAGACTTTACACGGGCACCCAACGGTCTTCCTCGAAACCTCTACGGCAGTAATAGCCTGAAGGCTTGGGGTATTCGTATAGGGGAACATAAGGGAGACTACGGGGATAAACAGGGTGCTTGGGAGCAGTGGAATGAGGAGATGGATACCTACTGCTGCCAGGACGTGGAGGTCACCAAGAAGCTGACGCGGCATCTGGTAGACTGCGATATCAGCGACAAGGCCGCAGAGATGGAACTTCATCTCCAAGAGATCATCTGCCAGCAAGAACGGCACGGGTTCTTGTTTGATGTTCCTTCTGCCCAGAAGTTGGCTGCTACTTTAGGAGAGCGTCGAGATGATCTCTTGCAGCAACTCCAAGAGGCTTTCCCCCCCAAGCCTGAGAAGCTGATTGGGCCTTATGGAAATCAGAAGGCTCGTATGGTCCGTATGCTAGAACAAGATGGCTATCAGGAAATGGACTGGATGTTTTCTGATGTTCGCCATCAACTAGAGTTTCTAGGCATTCGCTTCAAGTGGGAAAAGGAGCAGCCCTTTAACCCCAACAGTGAGAAGCAGATCATCGAGCGTCTACAGGAGATGGGGTGGGAGCCAAAGGAGTTTACTGCTAAGGGCCAGCCCAAGATGGACGAGCCTATCTTAGCGGAGGTAGGCCAAGAGTTTCCCGAAGCCGCTCCGCTAGTCGAATACTCGATGGTGACTAAGAGGCTCGGACAGATCGCGGAGGGCCGTCATGCTTGGTTGAAGTTGGTGGGTGATGACATGCGGATGCACGGGCGGTGCAACACTATGGGGACCATCACTTACCGATTTACACACAGCAACCCAAACATGGGCCAAGTTCCTGGGGTTCGCGCTCCCTATGGAAAAGAGTGTCGTAGTTTATTCCTAGTAGGCTACGGCAATCGTCTAGTTGGCTGCGATGTTTCCGGCCTAGAGCTTCGCCTACTGGCGCACTACATGAGCCGATGGGACAATGGTGAATACGCCAAGATTATCTTAGATGGCGACATCCACACGCGCAACCAAGAGACGGCTGGCTTGTCTACGCGGGATCAGGCTAAGACTTTTATCTATGCGTTTCTGTATGGGGCCGGGGATGGCAAGTTGGGCTCTATTGCCCACCCTGAAGAGAAGAGCGATACAAAGCTCCGAAAGTATGGTAAGGAACTTCGTCGTCGATTTATGGCTAAGACCCCAGCTTTGGCTAGGCTTGCCCAAGCTGTCCGTGTGAAGGCCGCTAAGAGCAAGAAGTTAGAGGGCCTGGATGGTCGCACGATCATCATTCGATCTGCCCACAGTGCCCTGAATGCTCTTATCCAGAGTGCTGGTTCTATCGCTACTAAGACCGCTACCGTTCGTTTCCGGCATCTGATGGAGGGTGCTGGTTACCAAATGCCAAGAGACTGGTGTTTGGTTGCTCACGTTCACGATGAGTGGCAAACAGAAGTTAGAGAGGACATTGCAGATGAAACCGCAGCACTTGCCGTCAAGTCTATTGAAGAAGCGGGAGACATCCTTGGCCTCCGCTGCCCCATCACCGGAGAAGCCCGCGTCGGGAAGAACTGGTCGGAAACCCACTGACGCCTACTTGGCTGGCTACTTAGATGCAGACGGTTGCATTAGGTTTGCTGGTGGCACCCCGCGCATTGAGATTGCTGGGGTGTTTCCTTGGATTCTTGAAGAGTATGCCGTGCGATGGGGCGGCTCTGTTCGTCCTATGAGCAGTTCTCACAGTCGCCCGATTTGGCGATGGGCTCTTTGTGGAGATAAGGCTGAAAGGTGTCTGCTAGATTTGATGCCTGACTTGTATGTCAAGAAAGCTCAGGGCCAGTTGGTCCTTCAAGCTCGCAGGCTTGAGCCCGGTCCTTACCGCGATTCTGTTATCGCACAGGTCAAGGCTCTCAAGCACAGGGACTACCATGCTTAAAGTTTATGTAGATGGTGACGTTGTAATCTTCCGAGCGGCTCAAAACGCAGAGACGGTATGCGATTGGGGCGACGACTTGTGGAGCATCGCTGCTGATCTGAATGAAGGGAAGGGCCATTACAACTGTGCTCTGGCTACGATTGCTGCGGATCTCGGTGTTTCGCAGGATGACGTAGTGGTCTGCGTAAGCTGTAATGGACCCACGTTTCGCCATGAACTACACCCCGAATACAAAGCAAATCGAAAGGCTCGTAAGCCCCTGCTCTTCCGTGCTTTGAGAGACTGGAGTGTTGACCAGGGTGCTCTGCGTTGGGATCGCCTAGAAGCAGATGATGTCCTGGGCATCCTAGCAACCCGAGACCCCAGCAGCATCGTCGTCACGATTGATAAGGATCTTAAGTCAGTTCCGGGGAACCACTGGAACCCAGACAAGAAGGAGTTAGGGGTGGTTGAAGTCAGCCAAAAAGATGCTGATTTATTTTTCCTAAGTCAAGCGATTGCGGGAGACAGCACTGATAACTACAAAGGCGTGCCCGGTATGGGCATGGTCCGGGCTACTCGGCTTTTGGAAAAGGAAGGAGCATCTTGGGAGACTGTAGTGTCTGCTTATGAAAAGGCGGGTTTGCCTGAGTCAGAAGCTCTGCTTAACGCTCGTATGGCTAGGATTCTGCGAGATACTGATTGGAACGCAGATCAAAACACTGTTAACCTCTGGAGCCCCGCATGAAGATATTTCTGCTAAACGGTCCCCCACGTTCTGGTAAGGATGCAGCAGGCAAGTTGTTCTTGTCCATGCTCGATAATGCTTGTATCCTAAAGTTTGCAGAGCCCGTCAAGATGGCTGCCCATGCAACGATGCGGATGCTAGAGGGCGAAGGCACAGTTCCTCTAGGTGAAGCCTTTGATCACTGTAAGGATCAGTCCAGTCCCTACTTCCGAGGTCGAACACCTAGAGAAGTTTACATTGCTATCTCGGAGAAGCTCTGTAAGCCGCTGTTCGGGGAAGACATTTTTGGTCGGATTATGGCCGATCAGATTCGGAAGAAGCAGGCAGAGGGCGTGGAGAATATCATTATCACAGACTCTGGCTTTCAGCAGGAGGCTGAAGTTCTCCAAGATGAGTTCGGGGATCAGGTCTATGTGGTCAACCTGTATCGCCATGGGGCTACCTTTGATAATGACAGCCGGGGCCGGATTCAGTTAGAAGATTGCCTTACTTACGAGATCCGCAACAACGGAACTCCCGGCGATCTTCGGGTTCAAGTGGCAACGGTATTGAGGGACAGTGAGAATAAATGGGTGCAGATGCAATGACTGAAGAGCAAAAAGACAAGCCAACACGTCGTAAGTCTAAGGACCGGAAGATGTTGGAGGCGGTTCTCGAAGTTATGGAAGTAGTCGAATCAGACTGCCGCCACGTCCATACATGGCAGTTCTACCGCCAGCGTCAGGGAGAGCCTGACTCCCATATTTTTAATAGGACCGTAAAGGAACTGAGGGATTACCTGACAGATGGCTAGGGATAACGCTGGACATATAGAGGATGATGACGAGTTTCCGTTTATTCCTCCTGATCTTCTCGAAGCCCTGAGTGATAAGCTGCCGGAATACATCCCGCAGCCTGGGGTTCCTCCCGAGAAGTATTGGTATGAGATCGGGCGTCGCTCGGTTCTTCAATATCTCCGGCAGGAGTCCCTCAACCAACGCAAGAGGTAGTATGTGTAGCCCCCCGACCCCCCGCCCGCCAAGCCGCCCAGCGGCACCGCCAGAGGCACCGCTGCCTCTTGCTAAGGCGCTGCGCCCTTCAAGGGCTCGCCGCGACCAGGGGGGTCGTGATACGCTGTCTCGCCTTCGTATCCCGGTGGCTCCCCGTCCCACGACCGCAGGAGCCCCGCAATGATGATTGACGGCCAGACTGCTGCGGGGTATTACCATAACTGCACTGCTGATCGGGAGCCCTTCCTGCGTCGAGCGCGGGACGTATCTAAGCTGACGCTTCCGAGCCTAGTCCCCCCAGAGGGTCACACAAACCAGACGCTCCCTACCCCCTACCAAGGTCTTGGGGCACGGGGGGTCAACAGTCTAGCATCTAAGCTGCTGCTAGCTCTTTTCCCTCCCAACCAGAGCTTTATCCGTCTGCGTCTAAGCCCCGATGCTTTAGCTCAGTTGGGCGAGGGCCAAGCCCGGAGTGAAGTCGATGCCGCGCTGGCTGGCGTCGAGAAGTCTTTGGATGCTGAGATGGAGCGGCGTGCTCTTCGCCCGTTCTTGCATGAGGCCAAGAAACACTTGCTGGTCTCAGGGAATGCGATTCTCTACATCCCCCGCGAGGGTCAGGCTAAGGTCTACCACCTTCGGGATTTCGTTATCAAGCGAGATCCGTCAGGAAACGTCTTGGCTATGGTCATCCGTGAGGAGATCAGCCCCCGAGCCCTTCCTGAAGATGTTTTAGAGTCTGCATCTAACATCGACCCCAATGCAGATTTCGTCGAGATTTACACGGCGATCGTCTTGGAAGACAATAAGTATCGTGTCTTTCAAGAGGTTGGTGGCGAAGTCATCCCAGAGACAGAGGGAAGTTACAAGCCCGAGCATCTCCCCTGGATTCCGCTCCGCATGGAGCCGATCAGCGGCCAGAGTTATGGATATGGCTACGTTGCCAGCTTGCTTGGGGATCTTGCCAGCCTAGAGGGTCTCTGGAAGGCTTTGGTTGAGGCCGCTGCGGTCTCCGCTCGAACAGTCTTCTTGGTCAACCCTGCGGCTACTACCAAGATTAGCCACCTGAATCGCGCAGAGAATGGGTCGTTTGTCAGCGGAATGGCTGATGATATCGCCCCCCTACGTGTGGACAAGGGTGGTGATATGGGCGTGGCCTTTCAAGCCATCGAGCAACTGACTCGATCCTTGGGGTTTAGCTTCCTGCTGAACCAGTCTGTGCAGCGTTCGGGCGAGCGCGTGACTGCGGAGGAGATCCGATTCCTGGCCCAAGAGCTAGAGGATGTCTTGGCAGGCACCTACAGTTTGCTGGCCCAAGAAGAACAACTCCCGATCGTTCGGTTGATGCTCCACCAGATGGAGCGACGAGGGGATATCCAAAAGCTCGATGGTATTGCTACTCCCACGATTGTCACTGGCCTAGAGGCTTTGGGACGCGGGCACGACCTGATTCGCTTGGACACCTTTGTCCAAGGCGCTGGTCAAGTGCTTGGTCCCCAGGCTCTTATGCAGTATCTCAATACAGGAGACTACCTGACCCGTCGAGCTACAGCAGTGGGGATTCAGTCTAGCGGCTTGATCCGATCCGAAGAAGAAGTCCAGCAGATGAATGCAATGCAGCAGCAGGCTGCGCTGACTCAGGCTGCTACCCCAGAAGCCATCCGGCAAATGGGCAAGCAAATCAGTGATGGAGAAGCATAGTGGGTGAACAACATTCTGTTCAGATCAATGATTCCGGCGTAGCAAGTCAAGCCCCTACCCCTGATTCAGAACTCAGGGAAGCTGTGGCACAGCAAGAGGGCCAAGAACAGCAAGAGGCTCCCGAGCAAACTGATGTTGTCTCAGAGCGCCCCGAGTGGCTTCCCGAGAAGTTCCAGTCTCCCGAGGATCTTGCTAAGGCTTACGGTGAACTGGAAAGCAAGCTGTCTAATGATGGACAACCAGACGCTCTCTCTGATTTTTCTAAAGAATACGAAGAGAAGGGCCAACTTGGGGACTCCAGCTACGACAAGCTAGAGAAGATGGGGATCAGCCGAGAGATGGTTGATCTCTACATCTCAGGGCTTCAGGCTTCCCAAGATCGGGAATCCAAAGCTGTCTATGACATTGTTGGGGGGTCCGATCAGTTTGAGAAGATGGCTGCTTGGGTTGGCTCCAACCTTGCAGAAAGCGAGGTCAGCACCCTGAATGAGATGCTGTCCCAGGGGGGCGAGCCAGCCAAGATGGCTGCTCAACTTATCAAGACCCGATATGACCAAGTCAATGGTAGAGATGCTTCGCTCATCAAGGGCAACGTGGCCTCTACCAGCAAGTCTACTTTTGGGTCTTATCACGAACTCATGCAAGCGATGAACGACCCCCGTTACCAATCAGATCCCGTTTACCAAAAGCAAGTGGCAGATCGTTTGGCCGTTAGTAAGGAGCTTCTGTAATGCGCTGGTTATTCATGTTTCTGGGTGCAGCCCTTCTTACTGGATGCGGCGTGCTTCCGGCTGATGTCGTTTCCAGTGCTGTTGACGTAGTCAATCAACTGGAATCTGCAAGTTCTATTACTCCTGAGCAAGCTGACGCCCTTCGTCAAGCTGTTTCGGCGAATACCGGGGAACCTTGGTATTACCAAGTAGGCCGCTTGGCTCTTGAAGTCACCCTGGCTATTACTGGTGTTCGCATCTGGCGGGGGCCTAGCGCCACGTCTGTAGAGCGGATTGCACGCAGACAGGGGACCGCGACTAAGTAGACATGCCCAGAAACAACCAGCGAACTGACATATCTCGTCAGGAGATTCAGAGGCTAGAGGCCAAACTGACTTCGCTGATTGGTCGCACTGCTCGTCAAGCAAGTGATAGCGATGAGCTTGGTGTAGACTCTGTAGATACTGCCAACATCGTCAATGATGCAGTAACTGAAGATAAGATTGCGGACGGCGCGATCACGGGGGTCAAGCTCGCATCCGGCGGGCAATACCACGGAGCCTACAAC